TTATTAAATCTTTTATACAATATTATTTTCTACCTATTTTGTATGTGGTAGTCTTGTTTGGTCCTAATCTTTTCTTTATATAGCCATGTGCTTCATTATGTAAATACTTAATAACACCATCAGGCATTGGTTGTGATTTAGATGTTAATACTCTGCCCATCTTTTTTAATGCTAAAACCTTTGCTCCTTCTTTGATCCAGCCTATTTGAAATCCATTTCTCATTGTTTTGATTAAACTATAATCTGTTAGCAATGCTGATGTTAATACTGGTGCTTTACTATTAGCATATTGTGATGCTTGAAGTTTAAATTTATTTGCTCTTTTTCTTTCACCATACAATTTACTATATGCTTTAAATGGCTTACCAAATACATCTTTAGCTTTTACAAATATATGTTCTCTATATCTATCTCTTACATTAGGACCAACTTTTAAAAAGAATATTTTATCAAGCATTTACTTTATCTCCTTCAAAGAACTGAGTACCTTCTTCTGATGCTATTTCCCATTTATGTCTACAATTAAATCCTCCACCATCAACTAATACTGCTTCACCAAATTGGCTTTTGATTTGATCTAATGTTAATCTACCAGCAGATGCCATTTGTAAACATTCATCTCTTGTTTTTTCATCAACTGGTCCAATATAAACATATTTAGTATTATTAGGTGCTATATCCATCATTTGATTGGTTACTTGTCTTGAATAAGAATTGAGTGTGGTATTTACTAATGTTTGCATTTGTGCATTAGATATAGATGAACTAACAACACCTTCTGTTATTTCAAGTGCTGTCATTCCTGCTTGTAATCCTCTAACTACTTGTGTTCTTATGTTTCCTGATATGGTTCTAATAATAGCATTGTCAAATAGTTGCTCATTAAGTGTAGCAAAGGTAGCTAATGCTCTTGGATTTATATCTGCAAACCCTATTGTTGATTCTAATACATTTCTATGTGCATTAGCATATATAGATGTTGCTTTTTGTAGTTTAGATTTAAGTGATCCTTCAATATCAATAGTAAGTAATGCTTCTGCAAACTCACCTACATCACCTATTTCTTTTCCAATAAGATATAATGATGATACTAATTCTGCTCTTGCTTTATCTACAAGATTGGCTATTTGTTCAGATGATTTGTCTATATCTCTTTGGTTAGCCATTACTCAACAGGCTTAGATAATGCTTGTAGTAAGGCACTTTCTGGTGCTTCTTTAACTTCTTCTACTTTCTTTCTTAATTCTAATTCAGCTTCTGCTTCTGCTCTATCTAAATCAGGATTCTGTTGCATTAGTATATCTGCAAGATCAATAAGTCCTTTAGATAGTTCCCATTCCCATTTATCTCTTTGTTCTTGGTCATTTAATACTTCAACTGATTCAGAGTAATCTACATCCTCTAAGTCACCTGCATCCTTACCTTGTTCTACTGCTATTATTAATCTTTCTAAATCAAATAGCTTGTACTCAATATCTCTCCATCTTACAACATCTGATTTTCTGTTATCAGTAAGTTCTTGGTTTCTTAGTTTAAGTGCTACTCCAGAAGCAGCAGTAGTACCTTCAACAAATGAAGTGGGCAGATGGTAGTTTTGTGCCAACATTTTATAGCTTGATTGAATGGATTCATCTAAAGCTGGTACTGCATTTGGAGGAGAAACAATGCTTATACTACCATCTACACCTAAATAATTAATCTTATCTTGTCCTATTTGCATAGTGTCTTTATCAATACCTGCACCATTAACAAATAAATATCCAAATGATTGGAACATAATATTAGCATTTTTATTAGTTTCTGCTACATTAATAGCCAAGTTAGTTTGTATTAAATCCCTTGAAGCATTAGTATCTAAGTAATCTGTTTCAGGTTTACCATCTCTAAAACATTCTACAAAAGGTAATACACCATAAGGATTAACCATATCAGGATTATCATCTGTTGTATATTGCTTTCCATTCTTATCAAATACAAAAGTATTCTCTGCATCCCAATATACAAACTGCTCTGGTGTTGTATCAAGTACACTTGCTTTCTGTGCAATAGGATATACAATAGCATAAGGCTTAAGTGGATCAGTATCAAAGAGTGGTTCATAATCCATAATAATATCATATTCTATACAACCTGTTCCATCATCTTTTATTCTCCAGCAAGGTTTAACAAGTACACCATCTAATAAATTTGTCATCCTCTCTAATCTTTGTAGTTTTAAATCTTTCTCTAAGAAGTAATCAGGAGTATCTTCATTTGAGTATTGTCTAACAGGAGGTGTCATATAAACAAGTGATATTCTATCTATTACTCTTTTAGTAATATTAACATTGCCTATTGGTACTTTAGATAGTGTTGATTCACTAAAGTATTTACTAACATATTCCTTAGTAATACCTTTGTAGTAATCAAGTGCTTCATACCTTGATTGTTTCCACTTGTTTTTTCTTTGTTGTTGTACATCCCATTTGGAATATAGTAATGCTAACTCTCCCATATTTGGTATCATAAATCTCTCCTGTTATCTTGCTTGTGTTCCTAAAACTGGTTTAATAGTTGGATGCTTGAAGTCCACATAGTAACCCAAAGCATCTGACAAGTGTGTCAATTCTTTGTTAGTTGTTTTATCTATTTCTCTTGAACCTTCTTTATTAACTACTTGTTCTAAATCTCTTATAAGTCCTTTACATTTAGGGTCAATAATCATATTACCTTTAGCTAAGTTGTTATTCATACTATTAACTCTATTAATAACTAATGGATTAATATGTCTTACATGGACCATAAAGTTGTTTCTTCTAATAATTTCAATGTCACTATATCTTGCAGATGAATGTCTTGCAGCACCAGTAGCATCAGGATAAGCATAGTATTGACTGTTAGGGTATTTCTGTTTAATTGTTTTACACATTCTATCAGTTAGTACATCACCACTACCATCAGCATCAAGCTGTATTTCATCTATTACTTTAATCTCAGGACTATTTGATTCTTCTTGAATAATACAGACACATTGGGGCATAATATTGAAGTCCCAACCCACATGGATTGGCTGACTTCTGTTGTATTTACATTCTTTGACATTTCTTTCTCTTTCAAATCCATGATATGTATTCCCTTTTTGTAAGTTAGTAAACTGCCCTTCTAAATATGCTTTAAGTAGATTCTCATCATAGTTATCTCTTAATGATTGTATATAGCTTTTAGGTAGATATGGATTGTCTGTTGTTTTGCCATGTACAACAACTTTATCATCTGATGCTTTATTAACAAGAAAATCCCAACAGAATGAATATCCTTCAGGAGTTGTTGTTATAAACAATTCAGCATCTTCACATCCTCTTAATCTACCTAATGCTTTTGATACAGCAATATCTGCATTTTTAAATGATTCTATATCTAATTCATCTACACCTGCCCATGTATAATTGCTACCTACAATCTTACTTGCTTGATTAGTAACATATATCTTTATATCACCAAACAATGTCTTAAACTTATGTGATGCTATATTGTAAGTATATGGTATTTTACACTTTTCTAATAGTTCAATAAATGGTTGTACAAATACTTCTTCTGCTAATGAATATGTAGGGTATAATATTAACCCATTTGATTTACCACTATTTGGATTGATCTTGTTTGTTAGACAATATGCAGCCTTTGTAATCAGTACCTTTGACTTTCCACACCCAAATCCTCCAATTAATGCTGATATTCTTGCTTTTGGATTACCCTTTTTTGTTAGGAAATCCCATTGGTGTGGTAGATAATTATCTTTTTTTAGTATTAGTGGATTATATTCCTTCAAGTTCTATCCTGTCAAATGGTTTGGTTAGTTCAATCTGATGCTTCTCATCATACCCTCTGCTCTTGCCCTTTGTTTTAAGAAAGAAGATGATAGCAGTAGTATCATTATTATCTATGTTATCTAACAACTTACTTTGCACATAATCTATCATTCCTTCATTCACAGCATCACAATCATCTTTAAAATTCTCATCTTTATCTATCCATGAGTAGTAAGTTCTTCTATGTATCTTTGCTGCTTCACAAGCCTTAGTAATGTGTCCTAAGTTGTTTTTTAATGCTTTAAGGAATATATCCTTTTTAGTAGGTTTTTGTGTATTTTGTGTATTTTTAGCCATAATATGATATTGTAATATAACATATTAAATTATTTAAAAAAGTTAAAATATTGTTTGTTTAGGCTTTTCTTGTACTTAACAGCTTCTTTTTTACTGGTAAACTTCTTTCCATTTACTATGTATATAAACCCTAATTCCTTACTTATTTGATTCATAAAATGCCTTTGCAAAACCTTGTGGTGTCATGCTTCTTCTTTCAAGCCTTGTATATTTACCAAAATATTCAGGGTGAATTTCCTTGCTTTTTAATTTATCAAATTTAGGCATAGTGCAATCTATTGGATTTTTATTTGGTTCATTAAACCAACCCCATAAACAAGTTGCTTTTTTATAATTATCACCAAAATCATAAGGATTAAATTCATAGCATGGTTTTCCTATAAACCTTTTTAATAAACCTTTTGGGTTTTCTAATGCCCAGAATTTCAATGTTGTTGTTTTTGCATAAGGACTTGGAATATCATATTGGCATTGTGCTATAATTTTTAAACAAGCATTAACTATTTCATAAGCACTTTTTAAATCTCTTGGTTTTCCTGTTGTTTTTGCAAAACTAAACTGGTCACATGGTGGAGCTGCAAGTATTCCATACACATTTTTAGGTGGTATGTAATCTCTTACATCATTTTTAGGCAATGTAATTAACCTAACATCATATCCATTTTCTTTATATGGCTTACTCCAACTGCCTGTGCCACCACATAAATCAAGTATTATTTTGTTTTCACTATCCATACCACTCCTATTTATTTGAATTATAAAATGCTTTTGCAAATCCTGGTGGTGTCATACTCCTTAATCTTGCTCTTTCATTTTTTGGTAAACTAAAACTATCATAAAATAACCTTGCCATTCTTTTTTTAACACCTTTTTTTGATGTAAATTCAACCATATCAGGCTCTACTATATCAGTTGGTTCAGGCATATTGAAATTACCCCATAAACAAGTTCTTTTACTGTAAGCATCTCCATATTCATAAGGTTGAAATGTGCATTTTGCATCACCTATATAGTGTTTTAATCTACCTACTGGATTTTCTAAAACCCAAAAATGTGGGTTAGTTATTAATATAATTCTTAAACAAGCATCTACTACTGACAATCCATCTAATAATGGCTCTTTACCTTTTTTCTTCCAATGCCTTGCTCCACTACCACTAAAATGAGTGCAAGGTGGTGCAGATAATATTCCATATATTTTTTCTTTAGGCTTCTTAAATAATCTAACATCACCTGTTCCATAATCATCTTCCAACCATTCTTGAGGGTCAATAACTCTTACATCATAACCATTTTCTTTATATGGTTTACTCCATGAGCCTGTACCACCACATAAATCTAATATTATTTTATGTTCATTAAATATCATTTAAAATAATGTTGATTGAGATGTTCTTCTTTTAGCTATCTCTATATATTCTGGATTTAATTCTATTCCTACCCAATGTCTACTTAATTCTTGTGCTGCAAGACCAGTAGTTCCACTACCAAAAAAAGGATCAAGAACAATACCACCCTCAGGACAACCTGCTTTAATACAAGTTATTGGTAATTCCATTGGGAATGTAGCAAAATGTGCTTCCTTGTATGGTTTTGTATTTATCTTCCATACACTTCTTTTGTTTTTCATTTCAAATTCCATATTTCTTTCTCTTGTAAGTCCATTATGTATATTTTTTTTATCTTTAGAATTATTTATATTAATTGGTTTATTTCCACCCCATCTTTCTCCTACTGCTTTCTCTTTTATAGCATCTATGTCATAAAAGTATTTAGGTGATTTAGTTAATAAAAATATATACTCATGTGATTTAGTGCATCTGTCTTGCACACTTTCAGGCATAGGATTAGGTTTATGCCATATAATATCTTGTCTTAAATACCAACCATCTGATTGTAATGCAAATGCTACTCTCCATGGTATTCCTATTAAATCTTTTGCTTTAATTTTATATTTTCCACCTCTTGGTGCTTTTCTGTCTGAATATCTTTCTTTGTTTTGTGAATGTAAGTTTTTTTTATTTTTATTTTCTTCTTTTTTATACCAAGAGTTTATGTATGTACCATTAGAAGCATAACTATCACCTAAATTAAGCCATACAGTTCCTTCTTTTTTTAATACTCTTTTAACTTCACTAAATACTTTAACAAGATTAGCAACAAATTCTTCAGGTGTTTCTTCTAATCCTAATTGTTCTTCTTTACCATAATCTCTTAATCCCCAGTATGGTGGAGATGTAACTACACAATCTATT